CCCCGGCGGCGGCCCCGGCGGCGGCCCGGGCGGCGTCCCCGGCGGCGGCCCGGGCGGCGGCCCCGGCGGCATATGCCTCTTCCTTGGCCTTGCGGATGATCGGGAGCGCGGCGTCGGCGAGCTCGGTCGACGTCAGCGCGGGGAGCGCCGCGATCTCGTCGGCGCGCGCCGTGAGCCCAGCCTTGCGCAGCCAGGTCGGCGTGAACACCCGGACCAGCCAGTCGGTCGCCATCCACGCGCGGACCTCGTCAGCCTCTCGATCGCCGGCCGTACCCACGAGCCGCGGGATGAACGGCACGAGGCGCTGGCGCTGCTCGTCGTCGAGCCGATCGTTGAGCGTGATGCCGAATGAGCGGAGGACGGGGCTCGTACAGACCGGCTGGTCGCCGTAGTCGACACCCGCGAAGATGCTCACCCACTCGAGTAGGCACGCCTCGCCCTTATCGGCCTTGGCTTTGGAGTGCCCACCCGGCTCCAGATGGATCGTGGTCAGGTCGATGTGGTGCGTCACGCGGGTTCCTCCTCGTCGAACTTGGGCGGGCCAAAGCGCCGGTCGCCTGGCTTGGTCTTGGTGTTGCTCGGGATCACGGCGTCGAGCCAGGCCGTCACGCCGTCGACGTCGATGGGCTCGCCTTTCGCGTACAGCGACAGCGCGAGGTCGTACGAGGACCGCAGGTCCGCAGCCACCGCCTCCCAGGCGACCGTCTCGCGGTCCTTCGTGGTCTTCCAGGTGACCTCGCCGACGCCCGGCGCCACGAGCTTCGCGTAGCGCTTGCCCATGCGCGCCGTGATCCGGTTGCGGGCGACGAGCTTGTCGGCCTCGGCCTGGTCGAGCCGGCGCTGGGCGTCGCGCAGGTCGAGCAGGTACCGTCGCAGCCGCTTGTCGGCCTCGAGGGTCTCGCCCTCGTCGCGCGGGTAGATCGCGGCGAGCGCCTGGCGGGTGGCCTCCGAGCCGTCGACCGGGGGCTCGGTACGCGTCTGGACGTGGTCCCAGAACACGGCCTCGTGCTCGATGATGGCGTCCTCGGCGGCCTGCTCGCGGCGCACCGTGTAGATCTGGACCGCGTGCCGCCCGGCGATGAGCGCAGCGACGTCGGCCTCGGGCTCGTCGGTCACCGCCAGCTGGTGGAGGACCTGGGCGAGGACCTCGTCCGGGACTTCGTCGGTGCCTGGCTCGCCGTAGCCCTTGCCCCGCCCGCTGAACTTGAGCTCGACGGGCTTGCGCCCGGCGCGCCGATCGAGGCTCGCGAGCATGAAGCCGTGGACCGGGTGCTGGCGGAGGTTGTTCGCACGCCGGATCCGGACGCCGGTCGCCTCGGTGTACAGCTGGCTGATCAGCGGCTCGAGCGCCGTGCCCATGCGCATGGGCAGCGTCTCGAGCGGCGGCGGGACCAGACCCAGCTTGCGCGCCCACAGCCCGATCGGGCTCTCGTAGTCGCTCTCACCGATGACCGCGGCCGCCTCGCTCGCGCCGATGCCGAGCTCGAGGCGCGCCGCGAGCCACTCCGGCGTTCGCTGGCGGATCGGCAGGACCGTGGGCGACCTGCCGACTGCCGGCGCTGTCATCGCGCCACCGCCTCGGCGATGCGGGCGCCGACGTCGATCGAGAAGCCGGCACCCTCGTCGAGCAGCGTGACCGCCGGCTCGCGAAGGACCACGGATCCCACCGGGCGCACCTCGATCCTCACGCCGCCGCCGCCGGTCTCGACCACGAGCAGTTCTGCGGCGCTCGTCGTGAGCTTCATGGCGTGGCCCGCATCGACCCAGTCCGCCATCATCGATCGGACCCGGGGTAGGCGAAGTGGTCGCCGCGCTGGTCCTCGGCCTCGGTCGGGCGTTCAGCCTGGTCGAGCCGGATCCCCGCAGCCGCGAGCGCGACGCTGATCGCGCGCAGGTGGTCCCGGAGCAGCGCGACGCACGTCGGGCAGTGCCCCGAGCCCTCGAACCCGGCGCGAACCGTCCAGCGGACGCCGCACGGTGCGGGCCCCGGCAGCCGGCCGTCATCGACCGGCGGGAAGGCGTGAGCGGGCTCGGTCCAGCCCATCGCGCGCCAGACGTAGTCACCTGGCTCCTGGTCCGGCAGGCGGGGCGGCAGGGTCGGCGCTGCGGGCTGCTGGCTGTCGGTCATCGGTCGGTGCTCCGTTGGAAGCGGGGGCGGAGGTCGGAGGTCGGGCTGGGGAGGCGAACGAGGTACCGGCTCGCTCGCCTCCCCGGATGAATCAGGGGGCCGCGACTCGTGCGGGGGCAGGAGCCGCGGCCCGGGGTCGGCCGGCTTCCGGCGGCCGAGGCTCGACTCGAGCGTCTCCGCCGCGGCCCCCAGGCCCTACGGAGTCATCGAGTCGAGGCCCGGCGGCCTGACGCTGGCAGGTGGATCCGTTGACGCCGCACATCCGCTGGCAACCGGGGCACAACGTGATGCGGTAGCGGCTCACGAGACGGGCCCCGTGACGAGCGCGCAGGCCGCGACGAGGATCGCGATCAGGCCGATGAGCAGGGCCGCGACGTCGCCGCGTTGGCGGCGGTGCGCCTGGCGACCGGTCATGTCCTCGCCTCGATCGCCGACCGAAGGGCGAGGTAGGCGGCCGCCGGGCTGTCGCCGTAGCTCGTCTGCCGGTTGTCAGGGCCACCGAGCGGCACCGGCTTCGCCAGCCCCGGATAGGGCCCGTTCCGCAGGGCGGTCGCCCGCCAGGCTCCGCGCCGGCCGAGGCGGTCGAGCCCGGTGAGCATCCAGCCGCCGCCAAGGTCCTCGTCGATGTTCGGCAGCCTGACCTCGCGGACGACGCTCGGGCAGTCGCAGTCGCCGCCCTTGCCGCAGTCGTCGATGAACTGAGCGGGCCCGCCGCAGGTCGGGCAGGAGCCGACGGAGATCGGAGCGAGCTGCCCGGTGGTCATCGTGGCCGCCGCTCGTTCCACTGGCCGAGGGCCCGGTGGTCGACGCGGCACGACCAGTCGCCGCAGGCCGGCCGGCGGTCGGGAGGGGTCCAGGGCGCCTCGAGGTCCGGGTCCGGGCCGAGGACCGCGCGCCCGAGGAGCGCGAGGGCCACGAGCAACAGGAGGAACGACCCCACGGCCAACAGCAGGATCATCGCGTCAGCCAGAGGTCGAGCAGCCCGATCGCCGCCACGAGCAGGAGCAGGGCGCCGACGGCATAGAGGGTGTCCATCACAGCGCGACCGCCGGGCGATCGTCGCGGCTGATGTCAAACCGTGCCAGCCACTTCGTGACCGTGATGCGATGGACGCCGAGCGATTCGGCGATCTCTTCCTGGGTGTGACGACGGTCGACATACAGCTCGCGGAGCAGCTCAGGGAGATCACGCCCGGTGCGTTGCTCCACCACCTGTTCGGCTCGGCTCTTGATTCGGTCGGGCATGTCGCGCAATGTAGCGCACTCTCTACGTCGGCGTCAACCCCTTACTACCGTAGGAGATTCGTCACCACGTTGCGAACCAGCGCCCTCGTCGCGAACCACGGCGCGCCAATCGTGCCGACGCTGCCTACGCTCGCCCTCGTGCTGAGTGAGCAAGAGCGCAAAGACCGGCTCGCGTACTGGATTCGCGACACGATGGAACGTCGGAGCCTGACGCCGCCGAAGGTGGCGGTCCTGGTCGGCGTGTCCCGCAGCACGGTCACCGCGTGGGCTGCGGGCCGTTCCGTCCCGTCGATGATCTACCTCGGGCCGATCGCCTCCGCCCTGCGCGTGGATCCGCGGTTGTTCGCGGACCTGCCGGCGATCCCGCCTAGCGGGGCGGCCGAGTACCTAGTCGAGGCCGCCGAGTCAGGGTTCGCCGAAGGTGTACGGCGGGCTCGTCGACGCCGAGCGCCGCCAGGTCCCGATACGCCCGCTCGGTCAAGCGAGCGACGGCCTCGCGGTAGTGGAGCAGGATCCGGATGACCGCCGGGTCGGTGATGGGTGTGGCCATGGCGGCGTCCTCTCCTGGGGCGCCTCGACCGCTCGGGCGGCCGACGGCTCTCCACCGTAGACGACGGGCGCGGGCGGTTGCAACGGCAACGGTCCACAATCCATTGACTTCGGTGTGGACGCGCACCACCGGTCGTGACGGGCTAGCTGTCACAACTCACGCACGAACGGCTGTGGACAAGTAGGGGTTGGAGGTGGGCGTGAAGCGACTGATTGTTCTGGCGCTGCTCGTGGCTAGTTGCGGCGGAAGCCAGACCATCACGGGCTCGTTCGTTCTGACCGATCCCGAGGTGGCGTGGACGCCGACCACTTGCGAGGGCACGGGCGGGTACTCCGACATCCGAGCCGGGACCGATGTCGTGGTCAAGAACGGGACCGGCACGATCATCGGCACCGCCGCCCTGGTCGCGGACCCCGAGCGGAGCGGTACGACGCGCTGCACCTACACCTTCGCCGTCCCGGTCAAGGATGCCGAGTTCTACGCCGTGTCGGTCGGCAGGCGCGGAGAACTGACCTACAGCAAGGCGGAGATGGAGGCTCAGGCCTGGACCGTCGGCTTCACGCTCGGCAAGTAGATCCCCGTTCACCTGGCGCCGGACACGTCGAAACGGCCCCGTCCGGCTGGGAGGAGATCCAGCGGACGGGGCCGTTTGATGCCGGCGTGACGCCGGCAGGCGGCCTGGGGGAGCGCGGGGAGTTCAGCTCGGGTGGACTCGCTTGACGGCCCGGTCGATGCGGGGTCCGAGGACCTGGTCGATGCCGACCGCGGCGACAGCGCACATCACCCAGGCGATGATCGCCTGCAGGACGCCGTCGGGGGTCTGGATGGCCGGCGTGACGATGACCGCCACGACGTAGGCGACGAGCGTCACGACGAACGCCTGGAGGGATCCGGCGACCTGCGCGTTGAGCAGCGGAAAGACCGCCTTCAGCACCTCGACGAGCTGGCGGACCACGAGCGCAAAGGTGCCGGCGCCGGTGATCGTGAGCAGTGCCTCGAACGTGATCTGGTCCATCAGATCTCCTGTGGCGCTTGATGGGCGACCGACGCGTCGTCCTCGGTCGGGGGCGGATCGTCGGGATGGGTGGGAACCGGGTCCGTCGGGACGTCGGGGTCAAGCTCGTCGACGTCGGTCGCGGCGACCGGCGCTGTGAGCGCGCCGGTCATACCGAACGTGCCGCTGCCGTCGTCGTTCAGGTGCCCCCAGGCAGAAGCGCTGACGATCCTCGTCTCGTTCGGGGCGCCGGCCAGGGCACCGATGCAGGCGAGCTGGGCGTCGACGGTCGCCTCGACCGTCTCGCGGAGGTCCGCGTCGAGACTGCCGAGGTAGCCCTCGAGGCCGGCCTTCGCCTTCGCGATCGACTCTTCGACGTTGGTGCCGCTCTCGGCGGTGTTGCTGATGCTCACGCTCCAGGACACGATCAGACCTCCTTGCTGTAGTTCTGGCTGATGTACGCGCCCTTCCGCGAGCCGTCGAGCAGCTTCACGAGGGTCACCGTGGCGCGCGGTCCGCGGGCCGGCCACGGGTAGCTCTTGGGCGCCGAGCACTTCGCGGAGAAGCCGCCGGTGTGCTCGCGATCGCGGCCGGTGACCCGGCCGCTGACGACCGAGTAGACCAAGACGACGCCGGCGGGGACGCGCGCCCGGTAGTCGGGCACGACGTCGCGCCCGAAGGCGGCCCAGACGTAGCCCTGGCCGACGCGGATCGACAGGCCGCCCGCTTGGCCGATGACCAGGTTGCCAGCGGCGCGTTTCATCACCGCCCGGTCATAGACGGTGCCGTCGTGGCGGAACACGCCGGGCGCGCGACCGTCGGCGAGGGGGTCGTAGGTGGCGTGGAGCGTCTCGGTCATCGCGTGACCGCCGCGGAAGCCTCGGCCCGCGTCGTACTTCGAATCGGCGATGACGCCGTAATCGACCTGGACGATGCAGCTCTGGCCGGCCTTCCGGCGGCGCTCGTACTCGGTCCAGGTGACCTTCAACGTGCCCGTCCGGACCTCGGTGTAGACACCGTATCGCTCGCCGGCGACCCGGGCGACCTGGACGAGGTTGAGCCCGGGCGACTTCGGGTCCGGGATCGGCTCGTCGGTCTGCAGGCGGATCGTCCGTCCCCCCGGATCCTTGGCCCCGCAGGTCGAGTGGTCGATGTGGTTACTGCAGGCGTGGGCCGTGCAGTCGACGGGCCCGGTCGAGCCGGCGCCGATCTGGAACGAGGGGTCCGCGAGGTGGTTAGCGCAGCTCATGACAGATCCTTTCGGGCATCCGGTGGGGTTGCGGCGACCGCGATCGCCAGGTGGCCGGCGGTGAGCGTTCCGCGGGAAACTGCCCGCTCGAGCCCCATCACGCCGGCGGTCGCTGGGCGATCGCCGAGGCGATCTGGAGGACCTGGACGATGACGGCGAAGAGCGACGTCCCGATCGCCCACCTGGCCAGCCGGATGGCGCCGGCGGTCTGCTGGATGAAGTCGTCGTGCGCGTTGACCTTCACCGTGATGACCGCGAGGTCGCCCTTGAGGTCCGCGGCCGCGGCGAGCAGGGCCCGCCCGGCCGGCGACGCCGCGGGATCTGCCGACGACATCTGCCACAGCGTGACCGCCGCGTCGACCTTCGAGCTCACGGCATCGACGGCGCGCTCCACGACCTGGCTGCGGGACACGGCCGCGTGGCCCTCGAGGGTGTGGGCCTGCTCGAGGAGGGCCAGTCGCTTGTCGAGGCTGGCCAGCAGCGAATCGTCCCGGCGCCGGAGGTCGTCGCTCATCAGAAGTTGCTCTCGTCGAACTCGACCCACCCTGACACGGTCGCGCTGGCGGCAGCGGTGGCGCACTTGATCGCGATGCCGTTGGTCAGGCCGGCCGGGATGATGATCGGTTGCGAGTTGAGCAGCTGCGTCCATTCGAACGGCTGAGCGGTGATCGGGTGGGCCGCGAAGAGGGGCATCGCCCAGCGCTGGAAGAAGTCGCCCTCCGTACCCTTGGTCGAAGGCAGCGTCATGCCCGCCGCGCCGGAGTTCGGATCGGCGGCGTTGGCTCGGCGCGGCGTGACCGCACTGCCGCCGGTGCCAGCGGTCGTGAGGCGCACGACCAGCATCTGGATCGCCGCCGCAGCCCCGGCCAGGGCCAGCTGGTGGATGGCGATCCGGCGGATCCGGACGTTGAGCGACGCCCCGGCCATCAGCTGCAGGATGTGGTCATTGGCCGTGCCGACGCTGATGTTCCCGAACGCCGCGAAGTAGCTCGCCAGGTAAGGCTCGCCCGGGATGGTGACCTCGTCCTCGACCGTGTTCGCGCCAATCACGCGGCTGTTGGTGTGGAGCTTCTTGCCGGCGCCCTCGGTGACTTGGACGAGCGATTCAGCCATCGGTGTCTCCCTAGCTCAGCTGGGTGCGGGTCAACCGGCGGATGAGCGCCGCGCCCGAGGGCGGCGGCCCACCAAACGACACGGCCCAGTCCTCGCGACCGGACGGGTTGAACGTCTTCTCGATCTGGGCGATGAGGGCGGATGTCGCGGCGAGGCCCACACGGGCGTCGGTGATGACCGTCCTCGAGCCGGGACGGACGGTCGCGACCGGCGTCCGGTCGATCAGCTCGTACGACCCGCGAAGGCCCGACCCGAACGACGCGAGATACGCCTGGCCGACCCGCTGGGCCTTGGTGACGGAAGAGACCGTCGCATCGGTCAGGACGTTGATCGGCCCGGGCAGCCCCGTAGCGTCGGACACGAACAGGGTCACGCCCGTGCCGACGACCCACACGCCGCGGACCACACCGGCGGCGTCGACGCTGTAGTCGAGGTTCGCCGCCGGGATCGCCCCGACCGGCGTGTCGACGATCGTGAGATCGGTGTAATCGGACGGCTGGCCCTCGGTGTCCCAGATGCGCAGGCCCATGGTGAAGTCGATGGTCACGTTGATGTAGTCGTTGTTGTTGGGAACCGCCCAGTCCTTGTTCTCCCAGAACCGGCGGATGGCCTCGCGGACCGAGGTCCCGGCCGGGATCGTGAGGGGGTTCACGTCGAAGGTGCCGAAGTGCCCCGACGGGATCCCGCTGATGGGGAACGCCTGGCTGCTCTCGACGCCGGGGTCCGCGAGCGCGCGCAGCGGACCCAGGCCGGTCGCCGCCGCCACGATCGACTGGAAGCCGGCGACCATCTGGGCGTCGAGATCGAAGTTGCCGGCGAAGACGAGGTCGCTGCCGAGGACCGCCCAGTCGAGGAGCACCTCGACGCCGATCGCCCGGACGGTGATGGTCCGGCCCTGGTCGCCGAACGCGGGCCGGACGCTGAAGGATTGCACGAAGCCCGTGAACAGCGGCGCGTCGCGAACGATGTCGTGATAGCGGATCGACGAGCCCTCGCTGATCGAGACCTCCACGCCCGGGTCCTCGATCACGAAATCCATCGACGAGACACCGTTGGGGCCGGCCTCCACGACCCGGATGGTCTCGATCGGGACGCCGAGCCGGCCGCTACCGCTGCCCGGCTCGAACAGCACGTCCAGGCCGTCGAGGTAGAGCGCCCGGGCGCGGGCGCTGCGATCGGTCAGCTGGGTGGCCACGATGGCCCCGAGCGCCATCAGGTGCGAGCGAAGGTCGGGACGGCGGCCTGGACGTCGTAGTAGAGGCGCTCGTCCTGGATCCGCGCGATCTCGCGTCCGTTGAGGATCACCGGGATGGAGACCGGGGCCATGCCCCCGCCGCCACCGCCCATGCCGGCGCGGCCGCCGGCGTGCGGGATGACGAAGCCGCCCGAGCCGAACATCACGAGGGTCTCCGGGCCTTCCTCGCCGACGGTGTAGACGTTGCCGGGCTCGGCCGCCCCGCCCGCGGCAAGGGCGACCCCGCCACCACCGCCGTAGCGGGCGCCGGCCGCGGCCATCTCCTTGTTCGTCTTGCGGATCTCGACGCGGGCCTGGCGCGCCGCCGCCTCGAGGCGCTCGAACGCCCGGGTCGTGGTGTTGGTCGCGATCCGCTCCTCCCTCGACGCGGTCTTGAGCTCGCCCTTCATCACCTTCAGCGTGCTGGTCACGAGCTTGCTCGAGGTCTCGCCGGCGCCGGCCAGCTCGAGCAGGTACTTGGCGCGGTCCTCGCCGGCCGAGCGGAGGGTGTCCTTGGCGTCGCGCTTCTCGGCCTTGGACGCCGTCCCGCTGGCCAGCACCCGCTTCGCCGCGGCGATCTCCGCGTTGGCGGCCGACAGGCCGGCCCGCGCGTCGAGGACGTTGTAGGCCCCGGTGACGACCGCCAGCGCGTCGGCGACGATCGAATCGCGCATCGTGTGGAAGTGGCGCTTCGAGTCACGGGCGGCGTCGCGGATGTCCTGGGCCGTCTGGCCGGCCTCCTCACCGAGGTCGTCCAGCGAGTGCTCGACGATGCCGAGGTCGGCGCTCGTCGTCCGCTGCATGCCGTCGGTGGCGAGCTTGGCCCGCTCGATCGCGTCCCGCATGTCGTCGGCCATCTGGTCGGCGAGGTCGCCTCCGACGTTGAAGCTGTTGAAGGCCTCGGCGAGCACGTCGCCCATCCCGACGCCCGTCCCGCCGACGTCGCCCATGACCTGGGCCACGGTTCGCAGCGACGGGATGACGTCGTCGTTGACCGTGGTGGCCAGCTGCGCGAGGATCGGCACGAGCTCGGTCCCGAGCTCGGCCATGATGTTCTCGGTCGTCGCCGACAATCGCTTCTGCGCGTCGGCCAGCGAGTCGGTGTCCTTTCCGAACATGCCCTGGACGGAGGCGGTGTCCTCCATGATGATCGCGTAGCGGGCGGTCACCTTCTGGGCGTCGGTGAGCTTGTCGCCCGTCCGCGCGATGCCGAGCTCGAGGGCCTTGGCCTGGACCGCCGCCTCCGACAGGAACACGCCGAACGCCCGGAGCGGCTCACTCTCGCCGAGCAGGCCCGAACGCAGGGCCAGGGCGGCATCGGCGCCCGACTTGTTGAACGCAGACCCGAGGTCCGCGGCCAGCCGAGTCATCACCTGCGACTTATCGGCCGTTTCGTCGAGCGACAGCCCGACGTTCTTGAACGTGTTCCCGAAGTTGGCGGCTAGGTCGAGCGACTCGCGCTTGGCCATGCCGAAGGCGTCGGCTGTGGTGCTCGCCCAGGCCTGCATCTGCCCGGCGTTGGTCTCGAACACGGCGCCCGCCAGCGACGTCGACTCGCGCAGGGCGGAGGCCGCCTCGACCGCTTGCTCCGATATGGCCACGACCGCCCCGACCCCCGCGGCCGCGAGGGTCATCGGGTTGACCAGGCCGCCGGTCGCGTTGGACAGCTGGGCCATCTTCGAGGTCGACTTGTTGCCGACGACCCCGAGCGACTCGAGCTCGCCCTTCAGCTTCTTGCTACCCGCCGAGACCTCGTCGCGCAGGGTCCAGATGACGGAGTTCTTGACCTCGCTCATCGGGGCGGGATCTTCGAGAGGTAGCGGACGATCACGGCCTCCGATGCCCGATTCGCCGCGGCGAGGGCGGCTGGGGCCGCCTGCTCGACCCAGCGATCGGCTGTGTGGCCGGGGTGCTGGATCCGCCCGCCGCGGCCGCGCCGGATGAGGTGCGGGCGGACGCCGCCACCGATCCAGTGGCGGGTGAAGGCGTTCCGGCCGGCGGGGCCGACCACGAACCCGATCGTCCGCTTCTGGATCCCCTTCTTGCGGATCCGGCGAGCCTTGACGGTCGCCGCGAACGCCCCGTGCTGGAGGCCCTCGCGACGGTAGAACTGGGAGCGCTTGCGCGATCGGCCGCGGGGGGCGGCCCGCTGCAGGATCGGCTCGGCGGCCTTGGCCCCGGCGCGGGCCGAGGACTGGAAGATGCGATCGAGTTTGTCCTGGCCGTAATGGCGGAGCAGGGCCCTGGTGCCCGAGTCGTCGACGCGGAAGGTGCCGGCCATCAGCTGCTCCGTTGTCGTGCGGCTTCGGTGGCCATGGCCAGGTCCAGGCGGCGGGTCATCGCGACGACGTCGTCGGGGGTGTCCTGGAGGATCTGCCAGGTCCAGGCGCCGTGGCGGGCGAGGAACACGACCTCGCGGAAGAGGGACCAGTCGGCCGGAGCTGGCAGGTCGGCCTGGGTTACGGCTGCGCCGGCGGCGTAATAGGCGAACGCACGATCAAGTCTTTTGGGTCCGGCCGGCCCAGCCATCGTTCCTTGCACTCGCCGGCGATCGCCGAGACGATGTCGTCGGGGGCGGTCGCCGCGGTGTCGAGCGGCACCTGGTTTCCGGCGAGGTCCTTTACCTCCCAGGCCTCGACGTAGGCGGACACGTACGCCAGCGCGACGTCGGCGCCGGCCTCGGCCTCGTCGCCCGCGCGCAGAAGCGCCCGGCGGAGGACGTTGAGCTGGGCGTGGGTCGGCCGCTCGCGCAGCTGAGCCCACTGGCCATCGGGCAGGTCGATCCTGCTCACGGGATCGCCGCGAGGCTGCAGACCAGGACCGCCTCGAGCGACTTCGCCGACGTCGGGTCGTAGTCGACCCGGCCGGTGACCGTGTAGAGGTTGACCTGGTCGTCGACCGAGGCGATCGGCTTGGGCTCGTCCCAGAAGATCGGGACGTCGAACTGCAGGCTGTAGAACGAGCCGCCGAGGACCGGGCCCGTCGCCTTGAGCCGGGCGAAGCTCTGGGTGCCGGCCGTGTACTTGTCGACGAACTCGCTGACCGCCAGCGCCGTGGACTCGACCTCGAGCGACAGCCGCCCGTTGAGGTCCGATTCCTGGCTCTGGCCGAAGAAGTTGTTGCCGTCGGCGTAGAACCGCGGCTTCAGCCCGGTCATCCACTCGAGCCCGAAGGTCCGCAGGAAATTGGTCTGGACGGACGCGCCGGTCAGGCCGGCGGCCGTGGTCGCGAACTTGATGGTCCACAGCGACGCGGCGATCTTGACCGGGCTGACCTCGGCCGGCGTCGCGGCCGCGGTCTTGATCGCCCGCTGGGCGAAGCAGTCGGCCTCGAACCGGGTCTGGCCGCCGAGCTCGCTGGAGATCTTCCAGCGGGTCGGCTGGACGTACTGCAGGCGCCAGTTCTGGATGTCGTCGCCGACGTCGGCCGACATCGATTCGTAGGCGTTCGAGGCGGTGTTCTGGGCCGCGAACGTCCAGGTCTTGTCGGCCCCGGCGCCGGCGCCGACCTGGCCGCCGCGCAGGCCCGCTGAGAACGGAAGGACCAGGTCGTCGAAGCCGATGCCGTCGATGTCCTGGAGCTTGAACGTCGGGGCCTCGCGCAGCTGGGTCGGCGTCCGCGACGGGCGGGTGCGCAGGCCGCGGTTCTCCTCCTCGTGGAAGGCCCACGACTGGCCGAGGTCGAAGTTGCCCTGGACCACGCCGTAGAAGCGGCGCGTCGGCGCGACGGGCGTGCCCTTGACCGTCTCCTTGACGAGCGAGATCCGGGTGAAGGTCTGCGTTCCGGCCACGTCCTACTCCTGTTCTGCCGGGGTGGCCGGCGGCTCGAGATCTTCCGGAGGCGGGGGCGGCTCCGTGGTGGCCAGGCCGGCGGCCAGCCACTCGGCGGCGAGCTCGGCGCCGACGTCGGCGCCGTCGATGCCCACGCCGGGCAGGAACGCGCCGTCCTCGCGAGCGAGGAGGTCGTGGTGCGGATAGAGCCGGACGAGGTCCTCGGCGGGCTCCGGGGCGGGTTCGGGCGCGGTCTTCGGCTGGCGAGCGGTCATCGGTTGGCTCCTACGCGGTCGGGCTGATGCCCTCTGAGGTCTGGACCATCACGATCAGGACGACGCCGGCCCACTTCTGGCCGCCGTACTCGACGGTGCCGAGCTCGAAGCTGCGGGCCCAGGCCCCGGCGACGACGTCGGGCAGCCCGAGGTGGACGCCCACGAGGGTCGCGTCGAGCAGGACCGGCGCCCACTTCTGGAGGCGGGCCATGAGCCGCTCGAGATCGGCCGCCATCTCGAGGAAGAAGGTCACCTCGAACGGGATCATCCCGGCGCGCAGGCCGCCGCCGTAGGTGAACTCGGCCTCCTCGAGCGCGCTGGCGACCAGCACGTACGGGGTGTTCGGGATGCTCTCCTGCGGGAGGCTCGTGGCGTCGACGATGGCCGTCTCGCCGGCGGGCGGCACAAGCGCGCTGTACTTGGCGGCCAGGGCCGTCCCGATGGCGAGGAGGTCCATCAGATCGGCCGGACCGAGTAGCGCGTCAGGGTGTCCCGCTCCTCGGGCGAGATGAAGCGCAGGGTCCGGGCCCCGAACTCGCTCGACCCGACGATGTCGGCCTGGCCCGACTGCTTGGCCTTCCAGCGGCGCACCACGGCGCCCTCGCCGATCGCTCGGATGTCGCCGGGCACGGCGACCCAGCCGAGCGCGATGGTCGCCCTGACGGCGTTGTAGCCGGCGGAGAAGTGGGCCACGCCGCCGGTCGGTCGGTCGGTGATGACGATCTGGGTCGCGGGCCAGCCGTGGTCGCGCTCGGCCTCGACCGGGCGGAGGAACCAGTCGGCCGCCGGGACGATCGTGTAGACACCCGCGGCCTCGGGCTGGCTCTGGGTCGCGACCTCGAGCTGGGTGCAGGCGGCGATGCCCTTCGCGATGCGGAATTTCCGCGAGGAAACCCCGACGTCGAAGAGCATCACCTCGGTCCCGACGGCCGGGGTCCGGACGAAGCGGCGCCCGGTGATCCCCTGGACGTCGTCGGTGACGTGGCCGATGAACTCGAGCAGGATCTCATCGCTCGTGATGTCGCTCTCGTCGATGTTGAGGCGCTGCTTGACGTCGTACAGCGAGCAGATCCCGCCGGCACCCTCGGCGCCGATCTGGAACGGGTCGGTCCAGTCCGACAGCCGCGTCCCGTCGAGCGATTCGAACCGCGTGCGGTACCAGGTCGCCAGCACCCCGTTCGGGTCGAAGCCCGTGTACGACCGCGTCCCGGCCACGAGCGCGACGGTCGGCGTGGAGCCGGTGCCGGTGATGTCGGCGAAGGGCCCCGCCTCGGCGACGGCCGACTGGATGCGGATCCGGGCCCCGACGCCGTAGGCGCCGGCGTTGAGGAGCTCGGCCGCATTCTCGGCGGTCGGGCGGAGGATGTTCGGCATGCCGGGATGCTCCTCAGACGTGGACGCCGGTGCCGCCGGGCGTGGTCGCGAGGGGATGGGCGGCCACCCCGGGCGGGAGGCCGCCGACGACGGTTCCGCCCGCCGTCCCGACCCCGGTGACGATCGGAGCCTGCCCCGCGATGGCGCCGGTCCCGGTAATGGGCTGGATGTGCAGTCCGACACCATCGACCAGTGGAGGCTGTCCGCTGATGCTGCCCGTGCCGGTGAAGACCTCGGCGCCAAGGCCGGCGACCATGGCGGACGAGATCGCGATGGCGCCCGACCCGGTCAGGATCAGGGCGCCGCTGCCCGCGATCGTGCCGGATGGGACCGTGATGGCCCCACTGCCTATCAGGAGCAGTCCACCGACGCCGGCCACGACCGGTGCGGGAACGCTGATGGCGCCGGTCCCGGTCGGAGCTGCGCCTGCGCTGTGGTCGCCTGTCCCGGCGATGGTCGCAACAGGGACGACCACCGCACCGGTGGCGGTGAAGACCTCCTCGCCGACCCCGGCCACGCTGGGGGGAGACACCGTGACGGCGCCGGTCGCCGTGAGGAGCAGTCCACCGACGCCTGCCACGGTCGCCGACGGCACACCGATGGCGCCCGTGCCTGACGGTGCCGGTGCGGTGTAGTCCACCGAGACCCGGATGAAGTCGACGCCGATGTCGGTGTTGGCCGCGTCCGCAAGGACGATCAGCGCGACACCGAAGCCCGTACTCCTGATGTCAGCGGCGTCGAGCCCGGAGGTCCATGTGTCCGCCGCGCCGCCGTAGGCGACGATGCCGAGCGTGGCGGGCCAGGCGGTCGCCGTCTGCTTGTCGTCGCCGACCAGAGTGGCCGTCGAGTCATAGAGGCGGACTTCCTGATCCTGCGCGGCACCCGCGAAGGCGCGACGGTCGATCTCGACGGTGATGCCGTTGATGGTCGAGCCGGTCGGGATGTCGACGTCGAAGCCGAAGTTGGTAGCCTTGAGGCGATAGGAGTGGTCGGCTGCGTCGTAGGTGGCGGCGGTGATCTGCGCCTCGGAGCCATCGTCGGCCCCGACGTTCGAGGCGGTCAGCCAGTCGTTGTCACCGGACGGGCCGATCTCGGTTGCAACGGTCCCGGGGTAGCGGGGACCTGCGGTGGCCATGCGGGCCTACCCCCGCTATCAGGTCTTGGGCTGGGTGTACGTCAGGCTCGTGATGGCGACCGTTGCGCCCGTGACGAACGCCACGGTGTTGAAGTTGATGTCGTCGCCGGCTGTGCCCACGGTCACGTCCATCTGGGTCGTGGCGCCACCGCTGGCGATGCGCGCCCACGTGGCGGTGCCGGTGGCGTCGGCGGCGCTGTCGGAGGTGATCGCATTCGCGGTCGCCACGCCATTGCTCGCGGCGCCGAAGGCCGTCGCCGAGAATGTCAGCGTCGCGAGGAGCACCTGCGCGCCGATGGCGGTGTCGGCGTCGGTCGGGATGGTGCCGGTGTAGATCTTGATCGTCCCCGCTCCACCCACATCGATCCGGTCGACCACAGCATCCGCCGCCGCGCTGGCCGCGGCGTTGGTAAGGCGAGGATCAGATGCCATCGGGCTTCTCCGGTGCGTGCTCTGGGTGATACGACAGGTCGGCGATGATCACGGCCTCGGTCGGTTCCATCAGCTCGCCGCACGATGCGCAGCGATACAGGATGTGACCTTCACCGTGAATCTCGGGCTTGGGCAGGACAGGCAGACCGGCCATCAGACGAACGCCGTCTCGGTCAGGGTCACGTTGGTGTTGGCCGAGCGGACCGTCTTGAGGAACCGCCAGGCGTGGTTCGGCCGGAGCAGGTAGGTGGTCGTGACCGCGGTCGTGATGACGATCGCGGCGACCGTGAGCGTCTCCGGCGTGGCGACCAGGGCGTAGGGGACGTTGAACCAGTTGACCCCGTCGACCGAGCCCTGGATGTTCAGGGTGACGGTCGGGGTCGCGCCGATCGCCGATACGACGACGAGCGCGCCCGGCAGGCCGATGCGAGCGATGCCGCGGTCGGCGATGTTGGTGGAATCACCGTTCCCGACGACGGCCGCCGACAGCGCGATCGCGTTGCCGACCGCGTTCGTCTCGTAGGTCTGGGTCGCCATGGCGGCGGCCGCTAGCCCTTCTTGGCCTTGGTGGCGCGCTCGGCCTTCGGCTTCGATCGCGTGGCGCGCTCGACCCGCGTGTAGCCGAGCCGCTCGAGCTCGGCATCGACCTGCTCGACGCGGTCGTCGAGGTCGCGGTCGACGTAGCCCTGGCGTTCGTGCAGGAGCGCCTGGACGATCGGGCTGTGGTCGTCAGGATCGGCCGCGCCGCTGTCGGGCAGGAACGCGGGCCGGTCGCTGTTGACGTCGTCGCCGGGGCCGAGCTCGGGCTTCGCCGGCGGCTCGGGGTCCGGGTCGGTCGGGACCTGGTCGGCCAGGTCCTGGGTCGTCGGATCGTCAGACATGGTGCGACTCCAGGTTCGATGGGAGGAGGTCGGCCGCTTAGGTGCGGCCAGTCCTGCCTGATGTCCCACGGCAAGGGGCAAGGAGGTCCCGCGGCGAACCGCGTGCCAGGCCTGCGGGCCCTCCGGGGATCAGAAGGTCGGGGCGATGAGGCCGGTGCCGCCGATCGTCGAGATCGACGCCGGGAAGCGGCCGGCGAACAGGTTGGCGTAGGTGAACAGCTGCAGGCGCAGCGTCAGCGTGCCGTCGAGGACCTGCTCGTGGATCCGCGTCCGGATGGCCGTCTCCATGAGGATCACGTCCGACGGGCGGCAGATCACGATCTGGTCCTCGGTGCCGGCGCCGAGGTTGGTGGCGTGGCTGCCGGTGATGACGATGGGCACGCCCTGGATCTCGCCGACGATGCCCTGGGCGAGCTCGGCGCCGAAGCGCGCGATCGAGTTCTGCCCGGCGGACGGGACGACGAGCGGGCGGCCGGTGCTGTCGAGCGCGGCCAGCATCCAGCTCCAGCGCCGCGGGGCCATCGAGACGAGCTCGGCGGCCGCGAAGCGCGCGGTGTGGATCTGCTGGATCGCGTCGGCGACCTTGGGATAGAGCTCACCGACCGTCGGCGTCGCGTCGGTGTAGGTCACCGCGTTGATGCCGGCGACCTGGTTGAGCCCGAGCAGCTCGTTGGTGCCGGATCCGCGCAGGATCTGGCGGTCGAGCTCGGCCTCGTAGGCGCCGCGCAGGTCACCGAAGATGATCTGGTCGACGTTGTACGGCGACAGGTCCATCGACTGCTGGCTGATGTCCTGCTGGCCGGCGATCGTCACCGTCGAGCGGGTCAGCTGCGCGGTGACCTGGTCGGTCTCGCTGACGGCCGCGTTCTCACCCGCCTGGCCGGCCACGCTGGCGCCGGTCGTGATCCGCGGGATGGTGATGGAGTTCGTGGTCGGGAAGCCGCCGTTGCGCATGAACGGCGCCAGGGTCCGGCCGACGCGGGCCCGCTCGGCAAGCTCGTTGACCAGCCACACGGGCGGGATGAAGGAGCCCATCGACGTCGCGCCGGTCGTGCCGTCGCGCCGCTCGCGCTCGAGGCCCATGGCGTTGTGGCGCTGGAGCCGCTCGGCCGCCTCGCTGTCGCCCTCACGACGCGCCATCAGGTCGCGGAAGAACGAGTGGTCCCCGCCGCTCCGGCGGTAGATCTCCTCGTTGTTCGTGACCTGGACGTCGGTCGTGTGCTCGGCGAACCGGGCTCGCTGCTCGGCCGCGCGCGTGGCGCGCTGCTCGAGGGCCTCGAGCTCGGTGATCTGGGCGATCGCGCGATCGGCGGCCTCGCGGTGCGTGCGCACCTCGGTGAGCTCGTCGTCGTTCATGTCGCGCCGCTCGGCCTCGGGCAACGCTTCTACTCGGGTCACGACGGCCGTGGCCGCCTCGAGTTCGGTGTCGCGCCGCAGGGCCAGGCGCTGCAGGACGGTGGCGGTGTTGGTCTCGTCGCCGCCCTGGATCGGCCAGATCGGCGAGCCATCGCGGCGATAGCCGATCGGGTCGATGCCGAGCGCGAGCATCAGGGCCAGGGCGGGCGGACTGACCGCCCCCTGGTAGCGAAGGAGTTCCATGGCGAGCGCTTCACCTCACGTCGAAGAACCCGCCGCCAGGCGGGCTCAGGGGGGATGGGGTGACCCGTTCAGGTGGTGGCGTCGGGTGGTGGACCGCGACGGGGGCGGTCTCCGGGCCGAGCTCCGGGCTTGGGGTCAGGCCTTGGGCGCGAGGATCGCGCGGGCGGCCTCGAGGTTCGGGGTCGAGCGGATTCCGGACGCGCTGGCGGCCTTGTCCGCCTCCGTGCCGATCTCCGCCGATTCGGCGGTGATGAACGACTGCAGCGCGTCGGCCGCGGTCCGCAGGAGCGTCGCCTGGGCGTCGTCGTCGGTCTCGTTGCCGAGGAGCGACAGGACCGAGGACAGCGCGTAGGTCGCCGAGCTGGCGTCGGACGCGGCCGACGACCAGCGGCTCTCGACCGGGGCGACCTGCACGACGACGCGCTCGAGGAGGTTCATCTCGTCGGCGTCGAGCCGGCGCTGCGCGCGCAGCGCGTCGATGATCGCGTCGACGTCCTCGGGCCGGGCGCTGACCGCCTCGGCCAGGGCGCGGATCTCGGCCATCGTGCCGGGATAGCGCGGCGTCAGGCCGGCCAGAACGGTCGTGTGGAAGAGCTTGACGTCGGTCAGGCGGCGGCTCTTGCCGTCGCGTCCGTAGGTCACGCCGCCCTTGGTCTTGGCGAACTCGAAGGACATGCCCGACAGCTCGCCGCGGTCGTGGAGCTCGCGCAGGTCGCGGACGTACGACGTGTCCGGCAGCTCGGCCTCGTTGAGCAGGCCCCTGCTGTCCTCGGACAGGCGGAGCGGCACGTGGCCGGTCGTCGATGCGAGCAGCCGCGCGTCGTCATGGTCGACCACGAACGTCTTGCGCGACGGGGCGATCAGGCTGCGCCGGAAGGCGCCGGCGGCGACCGTCTCGATGACCTCGCCGGAGAACGCCTCCGAGGCCGAGTCGAAGAGCGCGGCGTAGCCCGTGAACGTATGACCCTTGCCGGTCGAGCGGAACTCGGTCTCGGCGAGGACCGGGACGGCGCGGTCGTTCATCACATCTGCTCCAGTGGCTGGACGGTGATCGGGACGAGGCCCGTGTGGCTGATCGGCTCGAGCCCGACGGCCGCGAGCGCCGCGGCCGGATCGAAGCCGGCGCGGACGAGGACCGCAGCCTCCTGGTAGCGCGGATCCGGGGCGGAGTTGTTCGGGGTGGCGAGGAAGCCACCGCCGGCGTCGTCGCCGAACGGCGCCCAGTCCTCGAGAGCGCGGATCTCGTCGACCCGCTGGAGCCGCGACTGGACGGAGACCTGGTGGGCCTCCATCCGCTCCTTCAGGCTGCCCCGCAGGAGCCCGGCCGTGCTGAGCTTCAGGAACGACGTCCGGCCCGGGATCATCCGGTTGTAGCCCTTCTCGATCCGGATCACGCGGGTACTGACGGAGTACTTCTCGAAGTCGGTGCCGAGGGCCTCGACGCTGGCGTACGCCATGGCGCCCGGCTCGACGACGCCGATCAGATAGGGCGGCACCCGGAAGAGGCCGGCCGCCTCGAGCTTGGCGAACTTGTGCAGCTCGGCGAGCTGCATCTCCTGCAGGTTGAGGCGCGGGACCTTCCACTCCGCCCCATTGGCGAAGACCCCCGGCTTGCCGGCGTTGGCGGCACCCCCGTACTGGGCCACGAGCTCGTCGCGGACCTGGTCGATGACGTCCTTCGCGGCCGGCCCCGGCAGGACCATCTGGCCGGTCAGGAAGATGCCCTGGTTGAACACCCGGGCGGTGAACCGGTCGGCGGCCCGCTTCATCGCGAACGACGCGCCGGCCTCCTCGATCGGCGACATGCCGCGCAGCTCGCCCGGTCGCCGGTTGCGCGAGATGTGGATGAGCTGGTCGGGCCCCACGACCTCGCGGCCGCGCTCGAGGGCGAGCTCGAAGACGCCGCGCTTGCGGATCGTCACGCGGCGCGGGTTGACGACGTAGATCTCGGCCGGGTCGTAGACGTCCGGGAGGGCCAGCGTGAACGAGTTGCCGTCGAGCTCCTGGCTCCAGACGAGCATGCTGACGTGGTCTTCCCAGGTCTCGTTCGGGTCGCTCGGGATCGGGACGCTCAGCCAGTCCGGGTCGGCGACCGGGACCCGCGCCGGGCCGTTCCGATCGAAGGCGCCGGCGGGGAACGTCGAGATCACGTCGGAGAGCAGGCTGACGCACGAGTGGATCGCGAGGATCCGCACGGCCTCGTCCTGGCTGATCCGGCCGCTGGCGGGGTCGCCCCACCCTTCGACCGAGGGGATGTTGCCATCGTCGTGCCGTCGGCTAAGCGCCTGGGTGCCCCCGATCACCGCCCGCAGCAGGCTCACCGCTGCGCCTCGCGGATCTCGTACAGGCCCACCAGGCCGAGGGCGAGGAGGCCGGCCCGGGCATCGACGAGGAACGCCGCGGCGAGGATCAGCAGGTAGCAGACCGCCTCGGCGATGAGCAGGGTACGGGCGAGTCGGGGGGTGCGGGCGAGGCGGGGGGAGCGGGCCATGGCCATGGGGTCCTCACTGCACGGCGACGAAGTAGGGACCGGGGGCCGCGACCGGCTGGGTGACGCCCTTGGCGAGCGCCTCGAGACGGGCCTTCCAGGACAGGTTGCCGGCGGCGCCGGCGTCGATCTTGTGCGGGCTGTCGGGCCGTTCCTTCTGGGCCACCCACATCGGCGCCCCGTCGTCGTCGCGCTCGGGGATGAACCGCTTGTGGGCGTTGCCGATGTGCGCGGTGAACGTCGCGTTGCCCGAGTTCGTGACCTCGCCGTTGGTGATGCCGGTGGCATACGCCCGGTAGGCCTGCGCGGTCAGGCGCCGGCGGCTCATGTCCCAGCGCAGGACGACCGTGTCGCCGTACTTGCCGGCCCACAGGGCGAGGCGCTCGTCCCACTTGGCTGGGTCGCCGTACATCCGCCACACGCTGAAGCGCCGGAAGCAGTCGTCGACCTTGACGTCGACCGCGAGGCGGTCGACCTCCCAGTGCACGTCGGGCGGGAGATCGGGCCGCTGCCAGATCCCGGCCAGCCACTGGAACCCGGTGGCGATCTCGGTCGCGACGAGCGCCGTGGCGTCCCAGAACATCGAGCCGTCGAAGCCCAGGGTGATGAGCGCGTTGCGCGGGACGCGGTGGTCCGGCCGCCCAAGATCCTTCCAGCGCTGGACGTCGAAGGCCTTGGCCGCCGAGCGGCGGGCCCGGTTCAGCCAGGTCCGGTCGAGGTAGGCGAGGTCGGCGTCCGGGTCGTCCCACTGGCCGACGATGCCGTCGATGTCGGACCACGGGGTGGCCAGCGGCCCCGACGCCTCGATGACCGCGTTGGTGAGGCCCTCGCGGGTCGAGATGTCGGCCTTCTCGGCGGCCTGGCGGTGGAAGAAGAAGAGCCGCGGGCTGGCGATCGCCCCGGCCTCGACCTTCCGCGCGTAATCGTGGGTGCCCTCGGCGATCGACCCCTCGCCCGGGGCGTACATCGTCGTCGTCTCGAGCGTCCACGGATCCGCGAGCGGGCGCTTGAGCATGTTCGCCAGCATCGTGTGGTGGGCCTGTCGCTGGCGGGGCAGGTTGAGGCGGTGGGTCTCGTCGAAGATCTGGAACGTGGTGCGCGCGCCGTCGCGGGCGGACGGCGCGTTGGCCAGCGCGAGCGCCTTGCCCTTGCCGTCGAGCCGCATGATCCGCTCGAGGCTGACGTCGAAGTCCCGGGCGAGCGGGCCCTCCTCGATCATCGCCTTCAGCGCGCCGTAGCAGAGGTCCTCGGACTGCTCCTCGGTGTAGGCCAGGATCGGGATGTACGGGTCGTTGACCGGCCGACCGACCGGGACCCACTGGCCGTCGACGCGACGGAAGCCGTCGCACCGGACGGGGCCCTCGGCCCACAGCTCGACCGCTGCGATCCAAGCCGCGAGCTCGGTCTTGCGGAGGCCCTTGCGGAGGCAGATGCCGCAGCGCTGGAAGCGGCGCTTGCCGGCGCGCGGCGAGCCCCTCGGGTGGACCTCGTACATCCGCCAGATGAGAAGGCGCTGCTCCTCGTCGACCACGGCCCGGCGGCCGCGCAGGTCGCCCGGCCCGAAGACCAGGTTGGCCTCGATCGCGTCGACGACCTGGCCGCCGAGGCTCGGCCACGGGACCCGCTCGAGCGGTGGGACGACGAGCTCCGTCACGCCGGCACCCACGCGCCGTTCTGCACGAAGCCGTGGAAGCCGCACTCACCGAGCCCGGCACCACCGCCCGATCCGAGACGGCACAGGATGGACGGGGTCAGCGTCAGGTCGCCGCCCTCGAGCGACCCCGTCATCGTCCAGCGGGCCCCGAAGTGCGGGTCGACCGTGACCGCGCCCTCGCAGCGGGCCTCGATACCCGCGCGATCGTGGGCGACGACGAAGCCGGCGAGATGCGTGTTCTGGCCACCGGCCATCAGGCCGGTGGCGGCGTCGGTCACGTCCGGGTCGCCGCCGTGGACCGTCGGGCGCAGGCAGACGTTCGGCGCGATCTCGACGCAGCCGCCCGGGTCATGGTAAGCGTGGCGGTGGGTCATCCGGTCTGCTTCACGAGGCGCAGCCGCGGGTCGCCCGACGGCGGCGGGGCCGGCGGGGCGACCCTGGGCTTGGCGGCCGCGGTCTCCTCGTCCTCCTGGTGGATCCGCTCCCACTGCAGCCGGCGCTTGGCCAGTGGCGACAGCCCGAACTCGGCGCCCTGCAACCGGATCTCGGCGGCGATCGCCTTGCGCTCGCCGGACGTCGTGGCGCGCCAGAAGTCGTCGACCAGGACGATCACCCGGAGCAGACCCGACACGTGGACCTGGGTCCACTCCGCGGCCTCGGGCGATCGCCACCAATCGTCCCAGGTGCGGCGCGCCTCGGCGTGCCAGGCGGGCTTGCGCGGCGGCAGGGTCCGCTTCTTCGCCGGCGCCGCCCGGCCGATGGACGCCCGGGTCGCGACCTTGTTGCGGCGGACCCGGAGCGCGGGATCCTTGGGAGGCGGACCGGGCATGGAGGGCCTCGCGCTCAGGCCGGACGGTCACCCTTGCTCGAGTTGTGCCGGCGGCAGTAGATGACGGAGTCCTGGTCGATCGACCCACCGGCGGCGGTCGCGATCGGGTGGTCGCCGCTGAGCGGGTTCCGATCGTCGATCGGGAACTCGCAGCCGGTCGGCCAGTGACACCATGGCTCGGCGGCGATCGCCGCGGCGACCCGCCGGCGCCAGGCGGCGTCGAGGCCGCGGTCGGTGGGGGAGGGCCGCCGCGCGCGGTCGTAGGCGATCGCGCAGCTGGGGCAGCGACCGCGGTCGACGAGCTCGTCGGTGGGGCACGGGCCGACCCACGTCCCGAGGCACGTCGTGAGCGCGCGCCTCACCGCCGTCGAAGGCAGGGTGGGTCAATGAGGGTGGCCAGCATTCGTGCGCCGCATTCCTGGACCATCGCGGCGGCCGCCAAGCGGACTTCGGGCGGAACCGTAGCCGCGCGCCCATCCGGTGTCAAGACGGCAGGACGAGTCCTGGGAGCAGATGCCCAAGGAGGCCCTGCGCCAAGGGCGAGTTCCCGCTCGAGGGCGCCGCTCGGTCGCCACGCCGGCGATCGCCTTGTCGATCGGGTCTGGGTTCTTGTCGGATGCCATCAGGCGGCTCCCTTGATCTCGTCGGCCTCGGCGGCCGCGCGCTGCGATTCGGATATCGACAGCCAGCCCGGGCCGTCGTCCGCCGGCGCTGGCCGCGCGGCGGTCGAGGCCGGCAGATAGCGGACCGGCGGCTGGGGCCGGTAGGCGGCGTGGAGCCGGCGGAGGGCCTGCTCGGTGAACGAGCGGCGTGGGACCCAGCAGACGCACGGGCGGTCGGCGTGGCCGTCCTCGTGGAGCGCAAACCAGCGCTCGGCGACGGACGACCAGTCGCCCTGGGCGTAGGCGACCTGCAGGAGGTACCTGGCCATGAACGCGGCGTCGCCGTCGGCCCGGCTGGCCAGCCTGGCCAGGGCGGCGCGCATCGGCCGGACGTAGTGCTCGTCGGGCCCGTCGCCCTGGGTCTGGCGCGGGCTGTTCTCGAGCAGCTGGCGGAAGGGCTCGGCCTGGCGTGGCGCGCCCAGCTGCGACCCGCCGGTCAGCTCGGTCGCGGTCGAGAGGGTCTCGCCGGACAGGTAATCGTAGGACGCCAGGTCCTCGGCCGATTGGCCGTCGGCCGTCGTCCGGGCCGGCCGACCGAACCAGGCTCCGCCGGCGTGCATCTCTTCGGGCGTCTCGGCCCAGAACCCCTCGAGGAACCAGCGCAGGAGTCCACTGAAGCCGCGCGGCTCGGCGGCCTGCTGGCGCTGGGATCGGGCGTGGTCATCGAGGTACGGGGATTCACGATAGGCGCGCCGATCATGACGGGACATCGGCTCCTCCGGTGACGGCGGGCTGGCTACCCGCGGGTGCGGTACAGGCAGAGCGACACCCACAGGAGGCTGACGTGGCCGGGTGCCGGGACCGTGGCGTTGACGCGGCAGAGCCCGGGCGGCGGCCGCCGGTGCCAGGTGAACGCGGCCGCGGAGGCCGAGGCCGGCAGGGCCAGGCCGGCAACGAGGATGCCGGCGATGATCAGGCTGCGGATGGTGGACGGGCGCATGACGGGAACCTCCGAAGGGTTGGGCTTCCAGGACGGCGAGCAGGGTCGTCCGCCTACGGAGGGATCGCGACGTTCTGACAGCCACCGTGACAGCCACGGGCCCGGGACCGGGCGCCGGTCGGTGCCGCCGCTCGCCGCTCGACCGAACGGGAGCTGGCTGGCGAGGAAGGATTCGAACCTTCGATCTCCTGATCCAGAGTCAGGGGTGCGAATCGCTCCATGGCCGCCAGTATACGCACGAATCAAGCCGTCTCCGGACGGTCCGTCAGGTCGTTGACAGCCACCGATACAGCCACGGGCTCGGGATCGAAGTAGTGGAACGTTCGGATCCCGGGCGGCAGGGTGATCCGGGAGAAGAGCTCCCGCTCGGCGTCCGTCGCCGGTCGAAGGCAGGCGACGGTCGCCCATTGCATCGCGATCGGACCGCTCTCGCTCGGGTCATATCGCAACTTCGGATCCTGCACGGGGCACCCGCCGGCGCGCCGTGCCTGGCGGCGGATTCACGCGGCCATGATCTGGTCGTCCCGACGAGGGCGGTGAACGTCCGGCCCGGCTCGGCTCGCGCGGTCGACGCTGCGGTGGAGCATCGACCGCAATGGCCCACCGGCGAAGGTTTCGACGAAGGCTGTCTTCGCCTCTGGCGGCGTCCACGCCGTCGGGAACCGGTCCGCGCTCACGGCTCGCCACCCTCGACTGCCGCGGCGGGCGGGGCGAGGAGCCGGTCCATCGCGTCGGCGGCGTCGCTCGACGACGGCGCGACGTGGGTGTAGCGATCGGTCATCGACGGGTCGCTGTGGCCGAGGAGCTCCTGGACCTTCGGTCGCGAGACGCCGGCCTCGATGAGCATCGACGTCGCGGAGTGGCGCAGGTCGTGGAAGCGGATCCGCTTGAGGCCCGCGGCCGCCAGGTGACGGTGGAGCGCGTGGCTGAGCGTCGAGCCCGCGATCGGCCCGCCCGTCTTCGTCGTGAAGACGAGCTCGGCCTTCGACCAATCCTTGCGCCAGGTGGTCCCGGCCGCTAGGCGCTCCCGGTTCTGCCGGCCGCGATGCTCCTCGAGCGCCGCGACGGCGATCGCCGGGATCCGGACGATGCGACGGGCGCGTTTCGTCTTGGGCGGTGTCAGGTCGTAGGCATCGCCCGGGAGGTAGGACAGGGTCCGGGTCACGGCGAGGGTGCCAGCCTTGAGGTCGACCTGGCGCCAGCCGAGGCCGAGTATCTCGCCGCGGCGGAGGCCCAGGGTCACGGCCACGACGTAGAGCGCCTCGAGGCGGTCGCCGGCGACCGCGGCCAGGAACGTCCGGGCGGCCGCGGCGTCGAGGAACGGGTCGTCGCTGTGGTCGGCGGTCGCCGGCTTGCGCACGCTGGCCGCCTCGTTGCGCTCGAGGATCCGGTCGCTGACCGCCTGGCCGAGCGCCATCCGCAGGATCGTCAGGGCGTAGCCCGCCGTCCGGCCCCCGATCTCGTCGTCGATCGAGCGGACGACGCGGCGGATGTCGGCTGCCTGGAGATCCAGCAGCGAGAGCGTACCGAGGCGCGGGATCAGGTGGCGATCGACGGTGAACCGGTAGCTCTCGAGCGTCCGGGGCCGCAGGCCCATCAGGCCATCGCTCCAGGCCTGCAGGTAGGTCGCCACGGTCAGGCTCTCGTCGACGCGGCCGAGACCCAGGCGCCGGCGTCGGTTGTGCTCGTCGAGCTTTTCGAGAACCTCATCCTCCGTGGACCCGTAGAGGGAGCGGCGCACTCGATGACCGCGGCTTCCGCGGCCGACTTGGACGTCGACCTGCCACCGCCCGTCGCTGCGCCTGAACGGCCTGGGCCGGCCCGCCGGGCTCTTCGACATCGTCCTGGACCTCCTCGCCGCGAGTGTATCCCGAGCGCTCGAGCGCCCAGCGTCGGAGCGCCTCGACGGAGTAGAGCCGGTTGCGGTGCCTGGCCACGGTCCCGTCGGGCAGGGTGCCGCCGCTGAGGTCGATCGTCGGCAGCAGGCCCTCGAACGTCCAGTCTCGAACCGTTCGCTCGGAGACCCCGAGCAGCTCGCCGGCGCCGGCGGCGTCGACCGCGATCGGGTCACCCATCGCGCACCAGCCTGCGGAGGCGTCGCCAGATCTCGACGCCAGCCGCGTACTGGACGGCCGTAGCTACGAGGAACCCGCCAACGAAGGCCTCGACCGAGCGCCCGGCGTAGATCGGCGCCAGGAGCGCGGCGAGCAGCGTGGCGAGGGCGGTCATTGCGGTGATGAACGCGAACGTCGTGCGGATCACGGGACCGGCTCATCGACAGAGCCGGCAGAGAGGGCCAGACGAAGTTTCGCGGCTTGCACACCAATGATGCCGAGATACGGCTCCGGCATGCGAAGCTGCTGCCCCTCCGCGACCATGCGCTCGATGGCATCCACGGCCGCCAGCGCTGCCCGTAGCCGTTCCTCTGCTCCGCTATCGGGGGCTGGGGTGGGCTGGGCGTCTCGGGTGGCCTCTGGGCGGGTGCGCCCGGCGGCAGTCAGGGCTTCGACCAGGCGGTCCATCGCTCGGCGGCTGGTGGCCACGAGGCCATTCGCTCGCAGCGCCGCGTCACCGCCGCGTTGCATGGCTACATCGATGGCCGCCGCGATCACTTCCTCGCCCTGCCCGACAGCATCTTCGCCATCGGCGGAGCTGGCTTGCAAGCCACCTGCTTGGGCTTCTCGAACCAGCTCCATCATGATGGGAAGTGCGTCATCCAACCGGACGTACCAATCGCCGGCGCGCTTCGCGTTCGGCCAGCGATGGGTCGTCGGCAGGTCCATCAGCCGCTCTCGCAGCGCCTCTAGAACCGCTCGGCTATCGGGGGCTGGGGTGGCGGCCAACAGGTTGTACGCCGCGCAAGTCCCGCAGTCGCGGCCTTCGTCGTGGGGATGACTCGGCCCGAGCAGTTCCAAGAGTCGGGTTCGCAGCCCCTCTCGCGGCTCATCGGGGCCTGCTGGGGTGGGCTGGCGACCACTCCTCGCACGTCGGACCAACGCCTCTCGGGCTTCGGAGACAGGATCGGGAGAGGGGCTCATGCAAGCCGCCCCGCGAGGAAGCCAGCGCAGACCAGGAGCACGGCCAGCGTCAGGAGCAGGACGACAGGCACCGGGCGCAGGTGGAGCTCGCCGGTCCGGCGGTCGCGGATCCACAGCCGGCCGTCGCATTGGAGGCAGGCTTCGACGCGCAGCGGGCCGTCGGGCACGCGCCACGCAACGACGCCGTCGAGGCAGTCGGGGTTCGGGCACGGGATCCAGCCGCGCATCAGGCGTCGGCCTCGTCCGCAGCGATAATCTCAGCTTCGAGGTCCTGGATGAACAGGCTGAGGTCCCCCGGTCGTACGTCCTCCGGGAGCGAGTCGAGCAGATTGTAGAGGTGGCCGACCAGCGTCATGCCTGCCTCCGGTGCCTGGCTCCTCGCTGCGATCGCGCGCTCGATCAGGCCCAGCGCCCGGCCGTCCTTGACCATGTCGCTGGTGACGCGGACCACGAGCCAGCCGGCGATCGCCGCCTCGCTGTACTTCTCGCAGTCCGCCTCGAACCCGCGGCCGCGGCTATGCCGGCCGGCGGTGAACGTCCCACCCTCGACCTCGGCGGCGACCTTGAGCTCCGGCCACGCGAAGTCGAAGCGCCAGCGACGGGCAAGGTCGAAGCGGTGCTCGGTCGTGGGCAGAGGAACCTGCGCCCAGCCGATCTGCGTAGCCAGCGCGAGCTCGGGGACCGAGGTCCTCACGGTCGTCGCTCCAGGGCGCGGCGCAGGACCGCCGACCAGAATGCCTGGTCAGGGCACGGCGTCTCGCGGACGGGAGCCGGTCGCACGATCCGCGGGCGGAGCTCGCGGCCCGGGCCCCACGGCCGGACCTCGAGCAGCCCGGCTTCCGGCGGCAGCTCGCTGATCTGGACGCAACGCGGCGGGGCGGCGACCCAGAACTCGGTTGACACGGCAAGCGCGGCACCCCACTTCCGGCGCAGCTCGACGTGGTATCCGAGCTGGCGGAGCTGCTCGTCGGAGACCTCGACGTCGTCGACCCAGCGTCCGGGCTTGGCTCCCGGTCGCCACTCGACGATGCGCTGGGGCCGGAGCTCGCGGAGCCAGTCGGCGCGCGAGACCTTGACCTCGTACACGATCCTCGCGTACTTCGTGCTCGGGACCAGGCCGATCGCCACGCCATCGAAGCGCTGGACGCTGCCGTAGGTCCCGGTCGCCTCCTGCACCTCGCGAGCGAACACCCAGCGCCCAGGCATCCCGTTGAATCCGTCCATCGGATGCCGGCGCGCGATCGCGTCGAGGACCTGGGCGCTGGTGACCTTCGGGACCTCGGGCAGCCAGCCGGCGGCCTCGCCTGGCGCCTCCAGCTCGGGCCACAGCAGACGGGCGCTCACGACGCCACTCGCACGGGTCCGGTACGGGTTGGGGCGCCGGGCGAAGATCCCTCCAACCCGTACACAGGAAAATCAGGAAGTGCTCGGGTCGTGGCCCCCGGGCGGTCGTCGAGTTTCGGATCGCCCCCCGGTGGGATCGTCTCACCCGGCGAGAGCGCAGCCAGCCGGCGGATCACAGGAGGACCTCGGGCTCGTCGTCGGCCGGAGGACTGGGCCTAGGCTTAGCGTTCCCGTTCCTCGCGCGCGTACCCCCACCCACGCGATTCCTAGAATCATGTGGTGATAGGTGAACTGGTGAACTACTAACTACAAGAGGATCTACGTTCGAGCCGGGCCCTTCGAGTTCCCTAGAGTTATCCGACCCTTGCGGTTCACCAGTAACTGCAAGCGAATTCGAGGGAACCCCAAGGTCGGGAACTGCAGGGAACCCCAGTGAACCCGAAGGCTCGTGGTGGCCGTTGGCCGAGGGCTCCGGGCCGGGCGCCAGCCACTGGACCATGGTGTCCCGCGCGCCCTCGATCCCGAGCTCGGAGCGTCTGGCCTTGACCATGTGCACCTCGCCCGAGCCGACGAGCGTGGCCAGGTATTGGTCGAAGTCGCGCGCCTTGATCTTGGCCAGGCGCAGGGCGTCGGAGCGAGTGGTGCCCGAGCCGATGATCCCGAGGATCCGGCGCAGCTGCTTAGCATCGGACGTGATGGCGATCTTGTCGTCGATCAGGCCCGTGACGTTGGTCCACAGCAAGCGGCAGTAGGCGATTGCCTGGCTGACCGCGAGCTCGTCGACCACGCTCGGATCCCGGTCGTCGCGCCCGACGCACGCGCTGACCCGATACAGGATGCTGAACTTCAGGGCGTACGTCTGCAGGCGCACGGCGAACCCAGAGAGGTCCGATCGGTGGCTGGTCTTGCCGACCTCCTCCTCCCAGCCGAGGGTCCACGCGTCGAGCATGTCGCGCGCATCGGGCTCGAAGCGCACCTCGTGCTCGGGCCACTCAAAGGCCGTGTGCAGGTCGCTCGTCAACCGCGCGCGCGCCGCGGAGTCCATCGGCGCCGTCATGCCCTTGGGGCTCGCCTTCGTGCGCGCCGTGACGAACAGAAAGCGCGCCAGGAACCCGCCCTGCAGGTCGCCCTCGGTGATCTTGCCCTCGAGCCAATCGAGGGTCGTGGCGCCGAGCAGCGTGAGCGCCGGGCGCTCGACCTTGACCATCTCCTTCTGCAGGGCCCGGGTGTAGACATCGGGCCCGTCGTACAGCTCGGTCAGCGTCTCTTTGGCGCCCGCCATGTAGTCGCGCGACAGCATCGCCAGGAACCCGCCGAACTCCTTGACCGCGAGCAGGCCCGCCGGCTGCTTGCTCAGCATCGTGATCAGCTTCTCGCGGCTGAAGTCGGTCGGGTACACGCTGCCCTCGGACGCGGCGCGCAGCATGCGCTCGGCCTGGTTGATGGCCGTCGACTTGCGCCAGAAGCTGCTGGGCGCCACGAGCACGGCCCACAGGTGCGGGAACACGTTCTGGCCCCAGGACTCGGTGTACAGCCGGTTGCCGACGGCCGTCGACAGGGCGCACAGCCCGGCCACCAGGTGGAACTCGGGCGGCGCGTCGGTCAGCGGAGTCACCGCGCGCATGTACTCGGCGAGCCAGCCGTCGTCCGGCAGCGCGGCGCCCATCCGGATCTTCGCGGCGCGCAGGTCGGCGTCCGAGGCGAACGTCGCCAGGGCCTGGGCCATGCTCTTGGTCACAGCTGGTAGACCTCGACGGGCTGCTCGAGCTCCTGCTCGGTGAACGGCTCGACGACCACGGGCTCCGAAGCCGCGTCCTCAGCCTCGATCGCGGCCCGGCGCACGGCCACCGCCACGTCGCTCGATCGGGGCGTCTCGCAGGCGCGACAGCAATGGGCGAGCGTCGATTCGCGCCAGATCCAGAAGCGCACGGTCAGCGGCTTGTTCTCGCCGCACCCCGGGCAGACGCGCTCGAGGACACCGGCCTCGCTGAGACGCGGGATTACGCCCTCGTCGGGGTTGAGGGTGATGCGCTCCTGGTAGTACCGCAGCCGCGTGCGCCCGGGATGCCCCTCGAGCGGCATGCCGGCCTCCCAGGGCTCGGCGCCGCCGCGCACCGCCTGCTCGCGGATGATCGCGAGGTCGGCCGCGAGGATCACGTGGATGGGGCCCTCGGTCCCGTGGAACCCGAGCTCCGTCAGGCGATCGCGACCCTCGGCCTCGGCGACGCGCCGCGACTCCCGCCAGCGGTCCATCATCAGCCCGAGATAGCGCGCGGCGTCGTCCAGCTCCTCGTTCGTCAGGCTCATCAACACGAGCTCGGTTTCGGTCACTTGAAGCCCTTCGCCTGGCGAGCGAGGGCGGTGCTGGGCGACCCTTCGCGCAGCACGACCCGGTAGCCGCCGTCGACCGGCTCGCAGGATTCGAGGAGCGGTGTCCCGACCCAGAGCGCGAGCGTCGCGAAGATCCCGGCGCGCAGCACGGCCACACTCTCCGAGGGCGCGATGCTCTCGGGCACAATGACCGTGATCGACTCGCAGATGATGTTCGGCAGGGCGCTCACGAGGCCCTCCGTAGCGACTGGGCCTCGTGGCTACGGCGCCAGGACCTGGCCCGTCGGACCCACCGCCGGCGATGCTCCTGGTCGTCGACGCCGCGAGCCCGCCGCCACTCGATGAGCGCCGGGAGATCGGCCTCGAGCAGCATCCGGCGGACGCCACGCCAGCGGACGTCCAGCTCGAGCTCCTCGCATGCCCGGGTCAGCGCGCCGCCGGGGTCGGGGGCGCCGCGCCGGTACGCCTCGCCCGTCGTGATCCACTGTCGGACGTGTCGCTGGTAGGCGACGTCGACGAGGCGACGATCGACCTGCTCGTCGTGCTCGTGCAGGAAGTCGACCAGGTCGCGCTCGGCGACGACGTAGCGGAAGCCGCCGGCGCCCCGACCAGGCATCCGAGCGACGATCAGCCAGCCGCGCTCGATCCACTGGTCGAGCATCCGATGACCGGTCTGCCCGGTGATGAGGGCGACGTCGCCCTTGCTCAGCTGCTGGTACTTCCACGGCAGCACGCCCATCTTCACGGCCTTCAGGCGCATCGCCCAGACGGTCCGCCCGAGGCGCCTCGCGAGGACCTCGTTCGGGATCCGCCCGTACTGCTCCTCGAGCAGCTCCATCTGCGCCCGCGTCCAGTTGCGGGCCGTCGACGTCGACCTGGGGGGTTCGCCAGGCGTGCGCGGCCGATTCCACACTCCCTTGGGCATCAGGCGGCCACCGTCGTCTCAGCCGCATCCACGGCCTCGGCCATCGAGCGCTTCCAGACGTCGAGGCAGCCGCGCAGCTGGTAGATCGCCTCACGCCGCTCGTAGTACGGCTGGCCCATCCGGTTGCTGTAGCTCGCGGCGGCGGCGCGCCGGATGGCCGTGACCAGGTAACGCAGCTCGTCGCTCGCGTTGGCCGACAGCCCGCGGACCGCGCCGAGGGCCTCGACGAGCCGCTGGTGCGACGCCAGGCGCTCGTTGTACCGGACGCCCCGCGGCAGGTTGCTCATCGGCCGCCAGGCGAGGTCCTCGGCCGCATCGATCGCGGCACACAGCGCCGGGCTCACGCGACCGCGCCGATTGGCCATGATTGTGCAGATATCCTCTTGACAAGATATCTGCTAGGGTGGATACTACGTGCATGGACAAGCCGTGGACGGAACGTCTCGCCGAAGTCGGTCCGACCCTCGGTCGCCCGACCGTCGGGGAGATCGACCTCAGCCGCTACCCGAAGGACGTGCAGCAGTTGTTCGGCAGCAAGCTCAAGGAACTGCGAGCGGGCAACGTCCGCATCCTGTTCACATTCGGCCCGGACCGCGTTCCGGTCCTCATCTACGCCGGCGACAAGGCCGGCGATTGGAGCCGCTGGTACCCGGCGGCAATCAAGGAGGCCGCCCGGCTCTACCGGGCATACCTGGAGGACATCAGTCCTTGAACTAGGCCCCGCGGTCGGGCGCTCATCGACCGCAGGAAGGACCACGTAATGACGAGCACCGCCGGGGGCAAGCGGCGTGTGACCAGGAAGTTCAGCGAGATCCGCCGCCCGGAGACCCCGGAGCGGCGCGCACGCATCGACGCGATCAAGGCCGGCATGGCCGCGGGGGAGCGGCTCTTCGAGCTGCGCAAGGCCCGGGGCGTGACCCAGGTCGACGTCGCCGATCGCCTCGGCGTCAGCCAGGGCAACGTGAGCGAGCTCGAGCGCCGGGAGGACCTGTTCCTCTCGACCCTGCGCGGCTACGTCGCCGCCCTCGGCGGGCACCTCGAGGTCAACGCGGTGTTCGACGAGGGCGACTCGCACCTGATCGACCTGCAACAGTTCGCCAAGGCTGCCCAGGACGCGGCCGCGGCCGCCCGCGCGACGATCCCGAGCTCCGAGCCCGAGCGCGCAAGCCGATCCACTCGCGGGGTGGCCGAGACCGCCTGACCGCGTCACGCCGGCGCCTTCCGGTCAGCCGGGTGCTGTCCGATCGGGTACCACGTGCGGCCGACCAGCGCCGCCTCGCGACGCTCGCACTTCGAGCAGCGCACGGCATCCTCGCCGGCCGGCTGGAACCGCACGTCGCGCGCCTGGCCGTTGTGGCGCGTCGGGTCGTAACCGCAGACCGCCTGGTGGCCGTCGTCGATGGCGCCCTGGTTGGCAGCGTTGCGCCAGAACAGGTGCGCGAACCCGAACCCGCCACCGCGGTCGGCCTGGCCCCACATGACGATCGACCCGGGATGCTGGTCGGTCACTGGCCGGCCTCCGCGTAGGCATCGAGGATCCGCCGTGCCTGGTCACGGGACGGGCACGACCGACCGCGCTCGATGCGCGACAGCTCACCGGCGTTGATGCCGGTCTTCTCGGCCAGGTCCCGGAGTGACCAGCCGAGCGCTCCCCGCGGCCGACCCCACTCCGTATCCGGGGCCTTCGGCTGGCGCTGCTGTGGTGCGTTGCAACGCAGGCCCACCGCGCGAACAGGCTCGTCCTGCCCATGTGGGCGCTGGCCGTCTGGCTGGCCCGTCACGCGCCGCCCTCGCCGTCAGGCAGGACGGGACCGACCGCCTCCAGCCGGATGAGTGGCTCCGGGGCGTCGGCCGGGACGACGGTCTCGGCGATGAGGTCGAGCGGGTCGAACACCCAGTCCGGGATCTCGGCCTTGAACTGGACGCTGACCGCGCCCATGCCGCGAGGCAGCGTCCCACGGGTCTTCGTCAGCTTCTGCGCCTCGATCGACCCGCCGCGCACCCGATGGAACTGGACGAAGAACGAGACCTTGCTCATGAGGCCACGGAATCAGGAGCGGCAGCCCGCTTACGCTTCGCCTCGGCGATCGGCATCGCCTCGCCGTCTGGCAGGCGGATCGGCATGATGATCTCGACGAAGCCCGACGAGCCCTCGATCGCGATTGGGTCCGTCGGCCGCCGCATCCGGAGCTTCACCTGGAAGTCGGACGTGCCCTTGGCGATGTCGGCCAGGAACCGCGGGTTGAATGCTCCGACGACCGGCCATGTGACCTTCGCCACGACCTCGTCGTACGGCGGGTACTTGCCGTCCATGAGCCGCGTGCTGAACTCGAACGATGGATGCCTCAGGGTCAGCGCGCCGTCCGTATGCCCGAGGACGATGACGCCGACCGCTCGCTTCAGCATCCGCAGGATCAGGTCGACGTCGTCGCGGTAGACGATGGCCCGCTTCCACGTCGCGGTCCGCCCGACCGCCGGGATGGGCTGAATGGCGATGCGGTAGTTGTCGGCCGCGACCGCCCGGAAGCCCTCGCGGTCGCCTTCGAGCAGCACTGACGCGAGGACCGGACGCGCCTCGTCATTCGCCGCGGCGTGACGCACCGCCTTCAGCGCGGTGACGAGATCGGCGCACTCGACGGTGAGCGTGCTCATGACCCGGACTCGTTGAACTCGTGGTCGCCCGGATGCTCGGCGGGCCTGATGCAGCCGTGGAACGGGCAGTCCTCGGTGCGGCCCCTGGCTCCGCGCTCGACCGTGACCGTGATGCCGCGCTCCGGGTCATCGAACTCGCCACGCTCGGCTGCGTCGGCGACCGCGTCCATGACGCGTCCCGCGACGTCGTCGACTGGCCGGAGCGGCGTGGGCTCGGGCTGCTCCTGGCCGTGCTGCCAGGCGGCGAACGCGCGGACGAACGGATCGATCGCGGGCAGCGCGCCGCCGTACCGCCGGGCGACGTCGGTGAACTCCTCGAGGTCGTGCTTCCGGACGCGGAGCCTGACCTCGCCCTCCTCGTCGTACTCGACCCCGAGGTGCAGCAGCTCGTGCAGCAGGAGCGCGTCGCGCTGCTCGCTCGTGAACTGGTCCCAGAACCAGCCGCGGCACCAGATGACCGCGTCGTGGCCCGTCAGGTCGTGCCACAGGACGGGGGCCTTGATGCACTTGGCGATTGCGTCGTGCTTCGCCTCGTCGCTGAGCGGGTCGAAGGGCTTCGCGTTGATCAGGAAGCCGACGTTGATGTCCTCGCCCTCGATCGCGCGCCGCACGTTGAACAGGCGCCCGACCTCGCCGGCGGCGCCCAGCTGCGACACCACGCGCTGCGCGACGTCGGCGACGGCCGTCGAGACGATGAACTGGCTGGGGTTGAGGTCGGGGAACATGTCGGGCGTCGTGCCCATCAGAGCGCCTGTCCTTCGGGCTCCTGGGCCGCCAGGTGCTGGACGAGCTCGTAGCGCTGCTCGTCGGTCAGCGGCACGTTCGCCTCACGCGGGAAGAGGCGCTTGCTCTCCTCGATCGCGTACGGCCGGCTGACCTGCAGCCGCTCGAGCTCCGATGCGAGCTGCTCCAGGGTCAGGCCGGCCGGCAGTCCGGGCTCCGTGGGCTCAGGCTCGTCGTCCGCCGGTTCCTCAGGCGGCGTGACGTCCTTCGCCAGCCGGCTGGCGAGCTGCGAGGCCCGCGACTGCCGCCCGGTGGGCGCGGTGGCCACCGGGGCATCCTCGTCGCGGACCCCGAGCAGTTCGTCCTCCCGGATGAGGATGCTGCGGATCTCGGGGCGGACCGGGAGCACCTTGGCCAGCCGCTTGATGACCGTCTTCTTGGCCATCTCGTCCCAGTCGCTGGCCCACGGGCTGAAGCCGCGGCCGCGGCCACCGCGCTCGTGGATCCGCTCGACCGCCGCGCGGTCCATGACGTCGGGAATGCTTGAGCCGTCACGCAGGCGGGCGATCGCGTAGACGTGCGTCGTGGGCTTCGTGCTGGCGTCCGTGGCCAACGACGGCACGTGCACGATGACGGGCTGCAGGCCGAGCTCGTAGGCGAACTCGTCGCCCTCCTTGACGACCCGCGCCTCGAGCGACTGCACGTCGGACGGCGGCTTCGTGACCAGGCGGATGACGCCCCGGTAGTCCGGGATCAGCTGCGCGCGCTTCTCGTAGTGCGGGCGGTCCTTCGTCCCGACGTTCACGTTGTACGGCACGAGGTGCGCCCCGCCCGCGGCGCCCGTCGGCTCGAGGCCCTGGGCCGCGGCCTCGAAGATCGAAAGGATCACCGACTCGGCGGTGCACTCGAGGAGCTCGGGGTTCTTGACGATCGCCTGGACGCTGACCCGGCGGAAGCGGTCGGCGGCCGCCTGGTCGGGCAGCAGCTCCATGAGCGCCGACGCCCGGTCCTCGAGCATCCGGACGACCGGGCTCTGCTCGACGCGCTCGACGATCGTCAGCGCCTTGCTCTCGGCGGGCTTGGCAGGTGCGGCGGTGGCCATGGTCGTCTCCTCGCGCGGTGGGATGCTTGAGCCGTCAGGCAGGGACAGTGGCGCGCGTCGGCACGTCGCACATCCGCCCGAAGAGGTCCAGCGCGCTGTCCAGCAGCTCGCTCGTCGTCTCGGCCAGCGCCACGTCGAGCAGCGGGCGGGCCGCCTTGTACGCGGCGTTGTACTTGGCGAAGTAGTCGCCCTTCGTCTTAGAGGCGGCGTCCCCGGCGGCGTCCCAGGCGGCGTCCCGGGCGGCGTCCCAGGCGGCGTCCCGGGCGGCGGCCCCGGCGGCGTCCCAGGCGGCGGCCCGGGCGGCGGCCCCGGCGGCGGCCCGGGCGGCGTCCCCGGCGGCGGCCCGGGCGGCGGCCCCGGCGGCGTCCCAGGCGGCGGCCCGGGCGG